TCTCCAATGCTCTTTTACTCTTTTGATTTAGGTCCCTTATTCTGGACCTAAGTTCTCTACTGGTTATATTCTTTTTAGACGGACGGCCCGGGGGCTTCCGCTCTGAGAAGAATGATAGCATATCCGCAACATCATTCTGCGTATAAACCCTCCAATTCTTCAAACCGGAGTCTCCACCGACTCGTTTTGGTGGGGATAAGTGGCCAAGACGCTCGTACCTTCTAATTGTATCAGGCTTCCTCTGAACAATCTTGGCCACTTCCCCTATTGTATAAACTCGCTTCAAAAATAGATACGCATTATCTAATGGTATCTCAAGGATATCTTCAGAAGCCAGTTGTTTGATCTTAACCTTATTAAACTTTTTATGAATAGATAAAACCTTCACCAGATCAGGTCCATAAGCATAAACCTTATTAGGTGATACTTTAAAGTTCAAAGCGATCAGCCTTATCTACTATTTCTCTAAGGCTAGCTTTAGTTGCATTTTGCCATACATCTCCTGGTATATCCCTCGACCAACCGCAACCCATACAGGTTAAATCAATATATGTCGATTTTGCTATACCATTGGAGAGTATTCTTCCATTACATTTTCTACAATGAACGCTAGCCTTTTCCATTACTAGCCCTTCGGGAGAGTGGCAGCAGTGCCGCCATCGCCAACCTGAGTAGCAACAATGCTCTTCAGAACGGAAATTCCTGCACCTACAGCAGCAACACTCGCAGCCTTTGCGCTGGCCATATCGCCAACAGTAAAGACAGCAAGGAAAGCTTGCGCTGCAGTCCAGATAGCCCTCTCAAGAGCATCTTTAACAAAAGTTGAATTTAACATTTTTCTCCTTTAATCTAGCCAGCAAGTGTATTCAGCCGTAACTATCCCATTTTCAGGATGCACGAACTGTAAATGCTGGGACGGTCTGCCAATAGCAGCCAGTGATTCCATAGCATATGTATTAGTAGACTCGGGACTGCCAGCAACCCTACACTGAACGGTATTAAACGTCATTTTAGTAGGAGTATGCCAATGACCACAGAAGACATCTTTAAAATCTTCTGCGACAGCCCCAACTTTCCAGCCATATATCTTCTTTTGGAACGGATAAAACGAACCAAAAGATCTGAACTGGTCGCCGTGGCACAGTAGACAACTATAATTCCCGATTCTGTCTACTGTATACCAATTTCGCTCCCCGTGGCCATCTGGAATATCAAATGTGATTCTTGGTTCAGATTCAAACATTAAACTGATAATCCTATACAGCATACGGTCAGCGTTTGTTTCGGGATCATGATCCTTTCTTGCTCTACCGCCTATGGCACCATGATTGCCAATAACGCCAGAAACATGAACGGAATCAAAATTTTCAAGCATTGTCCTAAGGAAAGTAGCCATTATCCTAGGGCCATCAACTGTGACCTGTCTATATAGACCGCCATCAATTAAAAACGATTGCCCTGGAAATATCAACTCTCCTTCCACAATGTCACCCAGCGCCCAAACGTGTAGTTTCTTCACTGGATGATTTTCTCTTTGTATATTAGTCAGATCTACGACCTTCTCTGCGAACTTCTGAATTCTTTCTTCACATACAGAAGAATCGTAATCTGGTGTTATCTTTGCTAACTGCCAATCTGCCAAAACAGCGACAGCAACCTCTTCGCCCTTAGTCCGCCTATCCTTTTTAGGGGAAGGGACATTTGGGAAAGACAGGGTTGAAATCTCATCTTTGACTGCGCCATAAACAGCAGCAGCAAGATCATCTTTCTTATCCTTGACTTTGTTATATTCTGTTACTAACTTGTTATATGCGGCTCTAAGTTCGTAGTCATTACTACACTTATCACCGGTAAGTGGATCTGTCTCCACAGGAAAGTCTCCTGACTCGAGCCTAAAGCGGCAGATCTTTTCGCCCTCACAGGCATCAAGATCTTTCCTACATCTAGGATCTGCATATTTTTGATTATGTACATTGGGGATGAACTTGATTCCACATCCCGCTGCTTCACATACCTTCATTTGGCCTCCACAGATGGCTTCCGACCATCATACACCGCTCTCCGACCCAGAACGCGGACCTAGGGAAGATTTTCCTGAGAGGTCTCGTTTCACTACCTTGCGACCTCTCCGCTTCTCAGCGGTCCTGCTTGCTGTCTCTCTCAACTTGTCCCTATGCTTCCAAGTCAGACGCCTACCCTCGCTATGAATAGCGGTATGCTCCTGAGCTGTGCATAAATACAAATTGGTTATGCGATTATCTAATTTTTCTTCATTGATATGGTGTACCGTCTCCCAACTCGTTAGATACCTATCCAGGAAATCCTCCATCACAACACGATGTTCATACACATACCCACAAATATCGTTAGGGTGATCTGGACGAAGCACCCTTACATACCCTTTGTCGTCTATGTACTTACCCCCGCCAAAATTTGGATTACTGGCCCCATCGAAATGGTGGTCTACATGCCAATCGATACCCTCTCGTTTAGAGGGTAAGCCCTTAGTACGAGCCACAATCTTCGGCAGTCAATTGTTTCTTTGAAGTAGAAGAAGCATATGAGTTGTATGAGACAGTACCAGCTTCACGCGACATAAATACTGTGTACACAGCACTAGTTTTACCAGTAGCACCGCTTTCCAACAATACAGAATAGTCTCCTCCAGCAACCCTTAGACTACTTGTGGCATCACTTGGTGCAGCAAAATTCCATTGCGCAAGCATTGTATCAGAATTTGATGTTCCTTCGACTAATCGAAAATAATAAAGTCGCTGACCATCCTCTACGGCACCAAAATTGACACCGGCAATGCTGAATGTGATTCTAAACAACCTATTCGCGCCAATAGTCAATCGATTATCACCGTTTCTGTCGTAAGTAGTAGAATCATTCAACGCTATAACAGGGTCTGCAGTAGTGTCTGTTAAAGCAGATCCAGCAGTCCCAAATTCTTGACGAGCCAAAACGCCCTTAGCGTATGTCTGAGTCGTAGTCTTAATAGCCTCAGAATTTGTTGACATCTGCTGCAGCCTGTCAGAACTGATCGGAGTACCGTCGCTCCAGCTTACAGTAGAATAAGTTGTGTACTCTGCCATTGTATCTCCATTATACCATTATTAGGCTTCCAACGCAGCCACTCGCGCTTCTAATTCCTGTATCGCTTTGGTCAGAACAGGAACAAGTTCCGTATAACGTATGGCCTGAGTGTACGACTCTTCCACGGCTTCTGTAGTGGTACCATCGCCCATTTCTTCCGAGGGCACCGCTGGCTGATGAGCGTTACACCAAAGTCCTGTTGTAGCAGCATCGCTCCCAAGGAGAGTTTCTACTTCTTGAGCAATAAAGCCTTGGTGTGTTCTAACGCCAGCCCTTTCATCAGTCTCAATCCACTTATACGAAACAGGACGTAATCCCTTTACAAAATCAAGACCAAGCGTGGCATTCACAACATCTGTCTTTTGTGCAGCATCTGAAGCGTGAACTCCACCATCATGTGTATAAACATTATTACTAAAGTAACCGTTCTTCCACCTGTTAGTGCTGACGCCACCACCCAAGCTGTAAGTATCGTCAGTAGACGGTATCGCATTTGCGTACATTTGAATATTAGAGCTTGTCACAACGAGCTTTGCGGAAGTATCGTAGTATATATACGTACTACCCGTACTGTAAACAGTCACACCAAAAACTGTCTCATCTCCTGCACGCAGATAAGAACTGCCCGAAGAGTCGATCATTATGCCTCCACCAGAACCGCCCTCTATCCTTTTTGTGCCCGTTCCCACGTTTAAGGCTCCGGTCATCGTACCGCCGCTAAGAGGCAGGTACTGTGAATGAGAGTGCCCCGTACCTCCAATAGCAGTCTCGTCAAAGCCTAATACACCAAAAGCAAGCGCTATAGGAGATGCCACAGAGTTGGCTAACTGGGTGTTTGATGCATTGATAGTGACAGCAGCGCCATTGCGACTTATAGTAACATTACTTCCATTTACGAACTCAACATCAGTACCGTCAGTAATTTCTATAACACTGCCACCATTAACCTTCAAATCCCATGAATAATCACCACCACCAATCGCAGCGCCATGCCATTTCAACGT